CAAAGATTAAGAAAAGAATTTAAAATGTTCGTTCCAGAAGACGATGGAAGTGCATCAGATTGGTTTGATAATTCTGTTGAAGACCTATTGAAAGCGGTGGTTGAGTTGGCTGAAAAAGACTTGGTTCTAACTGGTAAAACTTATTACAATGACAGCAGAGAGATTAAGTTTATAAACAAATTACAAGACTTAATTAAATAACATTATGGAAATAAAAATAATAAAGGCAATAGCAATAGCATTAGTATTTGTTATAGGAATGATAATGATTGTTGATAGATTTACCCGAGCTGTGATAACGGCAGAAGATAAAGCCTTAATCATTGAAGCTGAAACAAAAGCGTATTTAGAAAAACAAACACTTTGTCATGAACTTGGTGGAGAATTTCAAGAAGACTATGATAATTGTATTGGTGCTTAATTAAATAAAATCATGAACAACCTGCAAAAAGAAATGATGATGGAAGAAGCTATAGCAAGTGCATCTCTTGCCACAGACACACCAGACATAGAACTTACAGTAAACGGAACAAAGATTGCACAACTTAGGCAATGGTTAAATGAGCGAGAACAAGACAAAATGGTAACAAACGAAGACATTATTCATTGGTTAAAATAGTTATGAAATATTACACAAAAAAACAAACAACAGAACTTGTCGGAGAACATTTCCATGACTTCAATAAATTCATGTTCGGACAGACAGTACCAATAGTAGACGGAGAAGACGCTTTCTATAAACATGACGTTGATAAGTTTCTAGAGTCGAGAGGATTACCAGTTGGAGAGGGTAAAGAGTTATGAAAAATCAGAAATTTAGAGGACTTAAACAAGTCCACATGGTAACAGTACTTGAGGGGAATGGTAAAGATGAAGCTTATCGAGATGTTTATTATATTTTCGATGGTGAACAATGTATTGGTCGGATAGATATGATAGATGTTTCTACAGATTAAAAACATAACACCAGTAAATAAAACTATGAAAGAACAACTAAAAAGGATATTAAGTCTAAGTGATGACGCAACAGAAGCAGATATTTATATCGAAATAGGTCGTTTAAAAGAGAGGGCTGACACAAACAACACGATTTATAAAGTGCCTCATCTTACCAATTCAACTGACCCCAATTTACATTATCACCACGGAATGCCTTGTTACCAGAATCCATGTAATTGGTGTTAAAGAAGACTATGACACTATATAAACGATTTCAAGAGGATGTAGAGGAGTACCAAGATTGTGAACAATGTGAAAGTAGGTGTACACCACTAGAGGAAAAGGAGGAACTTGTTAAACAATCATACCTAAACAGCATAGACTGTATGATAGATAGGATGGAGATGATGGCTGAAGATTGTTACAAAAACTCATTTGAAAAATGTGGAAACAACTATGATATGGAACTTGGTCTTTTACTAAAACAACATAACCTTATTGAAAACCACTGTAAAGACTGTAATGGAACAGGTCACTCTTATACATTTAATCTACAAGAAGGACAAGAGCCAGACCCTTGTATGTCTTGTAAAAAACCATGCAAATAAATAAACTAACAATAGAAATAAAACCACAAGACTTTAGCATTCTGGCAGGAACAATATCTCGGACACTAGACACAGAAATAAAAGACTACAAAACCTTTGAAGATTTTCGAGAAGACTTTGAAACAGAACTAGAGCTCCTACAGATGGCAGACCTCCATGGTCAATACTGGGGAGGACTAGTACCTAGTGGAAAGAAACACAAAGGAGAGATGACATATGAACACAAGGAGTTCAACAGTGTGAATGAGAGGTTTGAATATGTATTTAATAAGTTAAAGTAAAAATAATATGACATTTATAGCAATACTGCTTACAATATGGTTTATCTTATGGTTAATAGGATAAACAAAATATGGTAGAATACAAACACTAATAATTAACTTAATTTTATATGATAAAAGTAAAAACATTTAAAGTTGGAGATGAGTCAATTAACGAACTACTAGCAGGAACTGGAATTATCCAGGGAGGAGTACAAGCTCACGGAGATAACATTACAGTTATTTATCGAGAAGGAAAGTACCCACAATATGATAAGGAGGCTAAGCTACAAAAGCTACATGCAGATCTTATCCAAGAAGAAGCAACACTCGACCAAGCAACAAGAGAACTAAAGTATGTTGCACTCAAAAGTGGTGAAGATGAAACCAAGAAAGATATGACACTGGCATTAGAGAACAAGCAAGTAAATACAACTAACATGATTGTTATATTGAAAGAAGAGATTGAATCATTGAAGTAATAGAGAAGCCCTGTAACGGGGCTTTTTTAAATATGTTATAATTAAGGAGCTTAAGACTTATATGTCAAAAAGACTCTGAGGGATTCCCGTAAGGGGGAGTTCTCATATAAGACTCTAAGCAAATCACTTGGGGTCTTTTTGATTACAACTGAATACATTGATATAACATACATACTGAATAGTCCCACTGGATACTATTTTATAATTGTTTTCTTTCAGGGGGGATTTCTTTTTCTTTTTTCTTTGCACACTTTCTTGTTTTCTTTTTCTAAATTCAGTTCTTGTGGTATAATTTATATATGAGCAAACCAGTATTAAAAAGAGAGCTTGCCTTGAACATTAGAAAGTTAATGTTAGAAGAGGTAAACATAAAAGGAATAAGAGAAGCCCTTGATATAAAAGAGGGTTCTTGGGATTATTGGTATTGGAATAATTCAACACCAGATGATATGTCTAAGGGATTCAGAGATTTCATAAATGGCGTTAAACATGAAAGGATAGTTAGAAAGGCTGAATCGAATGTAGAGGTGTTATTGTCATCAGAAGATGAAAGGGTAATGGCTGATATGACTAAGTTTTCACTTGAGACTCTTGGAAAGAAAACATATTCCAAGAGAACAGAGACAGATTTAACAACTAATGGTAAAGAGTTACCAACTCCAATATTAGGTCATGTTCCAACAAACAACAGCTCTCAAGAAAATAGTGAAACTAAACAAAAAGATTAGAGCGGTACAAGGTGGAACTTCTGCTGGAAAGACCATTGCTATTCTTCTTCTTTTAATACAACAGTGTCAAACAGACAAAGAGCCTACTCTTACTTCTGTTGTTGCTGAATCAATACCTCACCTTAAACGTGGGGCTTTGCGTGATTTCATGAACATAATGAAAGGACATAACTATTTCAAAGAAGACAGATGGTCTGCAACTGATAGGACATATACATTTGAAACAGGATCTCAGATGGAGTTCTTCTCTTCTGATGATGGTTCTAAGCTCCGAGGTGCTAGGCGTGACCACCTATTCATGAATGAGGCTAATAAACAATCCTTAGAGGCTTTTAACGAGCTTGAGGTGCGAACAAAAGGGAATGTATTTCTTGACTGGAATCCCACCAACGAGTTTTGGTTTTATACAGAGGTACAACCAAACAGAAAAGACGTTGATTATATTATTGTTACTTATGTAGACAACGAAGGATTACCAGAAGAGATTGTTAAATCAATCGAAGCCAGGAGGCACAACAAGTCATGGTGGAAAGTATACGGTGAAGGACAGCTTGGAGAAGTGGAAGGGCGTATCTATGTTGGTTGGAATCAACTTGATGAATTACCCTCTGAAGCAAGACTTGTTTCTATTGGAATGGACTTTGGATATACAAATGATCCGTCTGCTATTGTTGCAATGTATTACCATAACGGTGCATATGTTTTAGATGAGATTGCATACAGAAAAGGACTATCGAACAAAGCATTGTCTGACTATATAAACAGCTACTTAGTGTCAGAAGGAAAGAGTGTTGTTACTGTTGCTGATTCAGCAGAGCCAAAGAGTATTGATGAGATACGACTATACGGAACACCTATTGTCCCAAGCGTAAAAGGCCCTGGAAGTGTGAACCAAGGGATTCAGTTTGTCCAAGACCAAAAGATATTTGTTACCAAGCGTTCAGTGAACGTATGGAAAGAATACAACAACTTCCTTTGGAAAGTAGACAGACTTGGAAGCAAATTAAATGTTCCTGATCATGCTTATTCTCACTCTATGGACGCTATAAGGTATGGTTTTGATAATATACGACCAAGACCACAACGAAATACCCCTCTACAACGCCCAAATATGGCTCTGAACCAAGCAATCTAGCTTTAACTAGGGTTTGGTTCATTTTCATTTTAAAAACGCCTGTGTGGTATAATATAGACATGAATATATTCGAGTTTACACAAGGTCAGTTGACAACTTACCCCTCAACAGAGATTGAGTTGTACGGAACAAGACCCTTCAACCAACACCAACTTTTAAACACTATCGCAGCTTATACAGATTCACATTATACTTCTTCAGAGTATGATGAGCTTGGACGTAGAAAGCCATTCTTTAATATTGTAAACAGAATCCTACATAAGCAACGAACAGCAGAAGACATTGATACAAAGAATGTCGAACTTTCAACAAAGAAACCTCAACACTATGCTAAGTCACTACTGATGTCTGTAGCTAACAAGAAATGGATGAAAGTAAACCGATTTGCTCACACTCTTAATGAAATGACTGAAACACGAGGAAAGAACGGTGGAGTTCTGGTTAAGTGGGTACAAGACCATGTTGAAGTAGTAGACTTGCTTACAACTATTACAGATCCAACTGATATTGCTTCAGGTGTAAAGATTCAAGAACTAAGAATGAATCCTGCTGAACTAATGGCGACTAAAGACAAAGGCTGGGAGAACCAAGAAGACGCTATCACTATGGATAGAGAAAATGACACCAAAGAAGACGGTCTGAACCCTATTACTGATTACATTAAGGTTTATGTAATTGAGGGAGTTCTTCCAAAGTCTATGATTGATGAAGAAGCTAAGGAGTTTGACTATTCAGAACAAATGCACGTTATTACTCTCTTTACTGAAACAGACGCAGATACAGACACAGAGCGACAAAGCGGAATCACTCTATACCAAACAGAGAAGAAGGACTCACCATATAAATACCTACCTTATGAAGTGTTCTCAGGACGTTCACTAGGACGAGGAATGGTAGAACAATCACTACAGGCACAGATTGCTATTAACGAAACTGTAATTAATGAGAAGAACACAATGGATATTGCAGGAAAGGCGTTGCTTGCTCAACCAGCAGGAAATGGACTAGACGGTAATAACTTCATTAAAGATTATGCAGACGGTTCAATCTTTGAATACAATGTTGCTCCACCTCAACTGATTAACGCAACACCTTCTTCACTTGGATACAATAGAACTATCATTGACGGATGGCGAACACAAGTGAATGACCAAACATCAGTACAAGATGTAAACACAGGAAACATGCCAGCAAGTGCAACCTTTAGAGGAATGGCACTACAGAATCAAGAAGCTAATTCACTCTTTGAGTTAAGACGAGAAGAAATGGGAATCTTCCTACAAGAGATCTACCAAGACTGGGTAATTCCACACCTTAAGAAGTGGATTAAAACTCAAGACTTCCTGGAACTAGAACTGTCGTCAGAGGAAATGCAACGAGTTATAAGTGACTATTCTTACAATAAGGCTCGTAGAGTAGTAGACAAGAAATACTTTGCAGGAGAATACAACGATGTTGAACCAGGAACTAAGTTTATGCAAATGGCAGTTGATACAGAAATGGAAGCTGAACGAATCAAGCAAGAACTAAAAACAAGCAAGAAGAACTGGCTAAAGAGCGATGACAAGTACCTGGACGGAATAGAGTATGACCTAGATATCTTGATTACTGATGAGCAACAAATCAAGCAAGTATACCTAAGCAACCAAGTTGACCTACTTAACACTTACTTAGCTAACAAAGAAGCCTTTGCAAATGATCCTAACGCAATGAAGCAATACAATTCAATCCAGGAAACGCTTGGGTTGCCACACTTGGAAACTATTGACGCAGAGGTTCAACCAGCACAAGAACTTCAATCAGCTCCAGTTGAATTAGAAGCTACAGAGGCAACAGTATAGTTATGATATTTACTAAAGAAGACAAACAATTAATACAAGGCATTGCTAACACCCAAGATAAGAAAGAGGTAATAGTTAGAATGTTTGTCGCTGCACTGATGCAAGGTACGAATGTAACAGCTCCTGAAATGAGGAACTGCACACAGATAGTAATAAACTCACTTAAAGAAGTGGAAACCAGTAAGCCAAAGAACAGCAGGAAAAACGAAGCTGTATAACCTTGACACTAGCCCCTCACCAGGGGTCTGTGCCAGAGTTCTACTCTGAGAGGAATCGTTCACCTTAAACGAACAGTTAATAGTTAATCTATAAATATTATGGATAACAAAAATATCGAGGCTGTGGACTCAGTAACAAACCACGAAGAAGTAGCAGAAACTAATACAGAACTTGAGACTGCAAAGGCTCGAATTGCTGAATTAGAAGAAGTTGCAAAGAAGAACAATGCAATTCGAGCACGTCTTGCAAAGAAAGAAGCACCTAAGTCTGGACAGACTGTTGATAGTTCAGTTATTGAACGACTTAACAGAATGGAGATGATGGAGCTTGGAGTGAAAGACAATGAAGAAGTTGCACTTGTGAACAAAGAAGCCTCAGAGCTTGGCGTTGATCCGCTTCTACTAGTGAAAAAAGGTCTCGCAGAAAGTTTCCTAGCGAAACACAGAAAGGCAAAAGCAGATGAACTAGCCACACCTGGCACAAGTTCACGAGCATCAGTATCTACACGTGACTCTGCGGAATACTGGATTGCAAAAGGTGAATTACCGCCCAAAGATCAGGTAGAACTACGGGCAAAGGTAGTAAACCAAAAATTGGAGAAATCCAAGAAGTCACAAATGTTTAATTATTAATTAAACTCTTATAAATAACCTAAATTAAATTATGGCAAACACAATCATCTATAAAGAAGATTTTGCAGTAAAATTGCAAGAAAAGCTTTCAGAGCCAAAGTTCTTCAACACACTTGGAGACGTTATCTACACAGATAAGAAAGTTCTAAACAACCCTTACAAGAACGACCCAACAGTTGCATCATACACACGAGGAGCTCAATTCTCATACACAGATGTAACTCTAACAAACGAAACTCTTGATATCGCTACAACAGCTATCTCAGCAGAGTACGTTGACCGAGCAGACCTTGCACAAAACGGATATGACCTACAAATCCGACTTGCTGCAGACCAAGGAGATGAACTTATGGACGAAATTGAAACAGCATGGATCGCAGCAGGAGTTGCACAGGCTGGAAACACTTCAACATGGACAGACGGTTCATTCATCGCAGGAATCGCAGACGCACGTTCAGAAATCGTTACTGATAAAGGGCTACGAGCACTTGAGCGAAACGGAGGTTCAATCATCATGTCACCTGCTAAGTACGCAGGACTTGTAACAGAAGCACAAGACGCAGGAGTTCTTACTTTCTCAGATTCAGTTCTAAAGGAAGGAACAGTTGCAATGGTAGGAGGATTCAAAGTATACGAATCTAACCTAACAGGAGGAGCTACACAAGCACTTGCTTTTGTAAACAAGACAATCACAGTTGGAATCTTGAATACTACATTCGGAATGACTGTAATTGACGAGCATAACCCTGACAACCGTTCAGCTATTGGATTTGTAACACGAGCAGACTACGGTCTAAAAGTGTTCGCAAATAACGCTGGATTCGTTGTAGACGTTACTGCAGGAGTATAGACCTTATTGGTTTACCTTAGGGGCTTCACAGCCCTCTAGGTAAGTTAATAATTAGCTTAATTAAACATTATCTTATGAAATTCAATCCATCAACAGAGTTTGACTCAATGGTCAAAAAAATAGACGACCTAGCAGGAACAAATAGCACAACCTATCCTCTTACCAAGAAAGCAAGAGCGGTAAACACTGGTTTAGACGAGGCTTACTCGTTGCTTTTGCAGTATACAGACACAAAGAACTATGACGACCATAACTTTTCTAATATTCCACAAGGAACATACGACATAACAATCAGTGAACGTAACCTTTCTGTATTTAAAGATGAAGACGGTGCGGAGATCCTAAAGATACACAAAGTTATTGCTAAGAACTCAAACGGAGACTGGTATGAATTGAAAGAAATGGATATTCGGTCAAAGAATGCAGATAACATCGCTTACGGGACAGAAACAGGGCAAATATCAGCATATGACTGGGTAGGAACTTCAATGGTGTTTGATGTAACACCAGAAGCTACTATTGCAAACGGTATCAAAGTGT